TAGCTGCCCCGTCTACTTCTCATCAGCAACCAGATCAAGACACGCCTCAAAAGTAGCCCACGGATACTCCCACACCCGCCCGTAACCTACCTTTTCCAATAAAAGGCAGGTACGAACCAACTGCTTAGCGGCTAGTGCGGGGTCAGTTGCCGAATGCGTGTCATCAAGGCGAAAAAATGCGGGTTAAGCTCCTTCGCCTTAAGTCGCACAGCATCTAATTCGCTTTGCGATAAATTGTCTACGTCATCGTTGCTTAAATTGGTCATGGCCAACAGCTCGGCAATGGTAATGTCTTCAAAAAACAAATAACCAAGCGTGTCTTGCTCAGGGCGGGCGGTGAGCATATTGCGCACCTCCCCAACCGTTAGCTCGCGTAGGGTGACCTTGATGTCACCCAGTGTTAAGGTTTCGGTTTTGCGCATGGTTATGCTTCCATCGTCCAGTTAAAGAACTTCGACAAGCCAGCAGTGGTGACGGCTGCGTCTGGCAACAGATTGCCTTCTAACTGCAGCTTAGTGAAGTCGTCGCCGATAAAAGACAGGTCTTTTAATGGGCTTAACTTGAGGCGGTACAACTTAGCGACACCCTTAGCACAGCCGTTTGCTGCTGCGGTGTTAAAGCCCTCGAATACCAACGAAATTTCTTTACCGCTGCTAATGAGCGCTTCGAGCACCGTGCCGCCAATTTTGGTGTAAGAGATGGTTAAGTCTGTCCATGCGGCTGGGACATCTTCTGATCCTTTTAGGATTTCGATACCACCATGTGTGACACGATAATCGGTACCATCGACTAAAGTGATTGCGCCTTTTTTGACCACAGGTGCAACAGTAAGGTTGATCATGTGTTCTGTTGGCGTGAAGTAGCCTTGGAAGCAGCTAACAACTTCGTCGGTAACTGTGCCAGCAGCGGTGGTCGATGTAATACCGTAGGTTGCCGCTTCTAGGTTCATTGGTGTGAAGTCGGTTAACGACATACTCACCGTGACTTTATCGACGCGGGTCATAGTTTCCAAGTCGCCACCAGAACAGTCTAGGTAATTTTTGAGCGTTTTCTCTTCGGTCGATACGCTAATTTTTAGTTCTTCGGCATTGCCGACAGGGTAAAACTTGCGCTTTGATGGGTCGGCATCAAAATTGCCCATTAAAATGCGACCCTTACCAATAAATCCAGCCATGTTGATTCTCCAGTGTTTAAGAAGTTAAGGCGATAACGTCATTCTTTGACGCTAACGACATCAGTTTTTGGTGTTCTTCTAGCGTTAGCCCGCCAGAACCACCCGAAATAAAGGCTTGCGCTTGCACGGGTACCGTGTATTGCACCGAGACATTAAACGCACCAATGGTATTGACCACAGGGCGACCGCTGCCTTGCACAAACAAGTTGCCATCGATCGTCAACAAATGGTTTGCTTCCATCGGACGCACGCGCCAGTCGTTGAGTAAAAAAATATAAAGTGGGATTTTTAGCCCACCGCCCAAATCATCGCCACCCACTTGACGCAAGGCTGGCAGCCATTTCAACTCGTCCTGATTCGTTGCCAACCACGACACCCATTGCTGCCATATCTGCGTTGCGCTAATCGTCTGTTCTTGCAGCACGATTAAGCGATTGTCGCCGTCAAAAATCACGGCGCACCCCTGTTAAATGAACGCTCGATCTTGCTCGGCAACAAGCGAGATGGTGATTCCCTTTGAGCGGCTGATCGTACCTGTGGCAACCACAGGCTTGGCGCTACCATTGTTACCAGCAACCACCACAATCGCGGCATCTGTGCCAGCAGTACGACCACCTTGCACGTTGCCGTCGTAGTCGAATGTGAAGCCAATGGACGCGCTCGCAATGGCACCACTAATCGGCAAACCGTCTTTGTCGTTGACTGTAATGGCATCTGCTGTGCCATAGTCGCCTGTTGGCGTGTCGACAAAATACATGCGGTAATAGCCAGTTCCGCCAGCGGTTAGCACCGCATTGGATACCAACGCACCCGCCGCGCTGTATGGGTAGAAGCGTTTAACGTTGTTATGATCAAAAAACTCGACGCGGTTAATGTCGTTTGCCTGTAGGTTTTCGATGAACACACCTTGCGTCGTCACCAAGGTATCGCCGACAAAGTACATTAATTCGTTCGCCGTCTTACCAATGACGTTGCCAGCACCTGCATCGATGTCGGTGTCTTGGCGCAATAGGTATTGCACCTTGGTATAAATCTGTTCTAGCGTGGCATTATTGCCATCGACCACAATGCGGAACGGGTAAGAACCTGCCCCGATGGTTTTGCTTTGATCGGTACCAAAGTAGGTCACGTCGATGCCAGAGTATGGTGCGCCTGTCATCGCGCCGTCTGCGGCGGTGATCTTTAGGTCATCCTCGTTAGATAACAGGACGTTGACCGTGTAAGCACCAGTTGCGGTCTGACCTGTGTCGGCAAGACTAGATGATTTGTATTTTTTGCCCTGCTCGCGCACAAAAGCCTTAAAGTAGGTACGCTTGTCGAAGTTGCCATTGCTCGCATCACCAAATACCTGGATACCTTCGTTGACTTCATCGTCGAAAGTGAAGTCGGTTGGCAAGTCGACTGCATTACGTTGAAAGTACATCTGAGCACCAGTGCTAACATCGCCCAACGAGACGATGCCGACATATTGGCGCTGCAAAACGCCAGCAGCAGAATACTCCGACCAACCGCCATCGCGTAGCATCTGACGCGTCGCATCGGTAGCTGGCTTCCAGCCGCTGAATGTTTGACCGTCTGTACCAAACTGAAACTGGCCAGATTTCGCATCGATGGCGTACATCGGGAAAGGAAACTCGTTATATTCTGGCTGCGTCCACAGCTGGACGAATTTAGAATAGAGCGCCTGCAAGGTAACACCATCTTTTGCTACCAAGTCGCCAGCGGCGATCAGGGTGAATGTCTTTGCTGTTGTATCGATGGTCAGCTCTGTTCCGACATCTAACAGGCTTTTACTGGTAATCTTTGCCATGAATAAATCCTCTTATGAAAAATTTCGGTCGATTGTTTGAGATACAGGAAAGATAGCATCGCTACTACCCAGTAGATAATTGCGGATATAAAGTGGCACAAAGCCTTCCTTAAAAATGCCGATGTCGACAAGCTGGCTTTGTGAATATAAAAAGTCGTAGGTGCTACCAGCGACTGACTGCGCATCGGATAATTCTGTCGTGGTGCCAGACGCAAGAAAGATAACGTCGCTACCATCCTGTAATCCTGCAATGGTTAATCGAATAATATCCAATGGATATAACACCTGCTGCGATGCCGTTGTCACCGTGGTTGTAATGTAAACTGACGTAATCGCGGTTGCGTTCGCCGTGGTGGTTCTGATGCGTAATGCGAGCTTAATGCCTTTTGTTACGTCTATCCCTGTAATGCCAGCCAACGTCGTTGCTACCGTTGTCGCGCTCAGACCAGTAGCCCATGCGCTCCACCCGTTTCCATCGTTCTTATCGTAGCGAATATCAAAGCTATAATTGCCAACGGTTCCGCCGCCCATAACCATCGCGACGCTTGAAAATCCAGTATGCCCTAGCGCGTAATATGGCATCGTAAATTCTGCCCAGTCTCCGCCAGTATTAGCTGGCGTTGAAAGTGAACCAACGAACTGTCTTGCGGTAATCGCGTTAGCTTCCGTCGGTGCACCGTGCATGTAGACAAATCCATCAGATCCGTAGTTTTCATCAGTGAATTGAAAGTATGATGCGCCAATCATCGCTGCTGCCATGTACGACTTAATAAAAGCATCGCTTTCGTTGTCCGTAACGGACGTCGTTCCCGCCTGCTTCGTTGCGGTATTGCATAACACAATGCCAGCAGGCGCTATCGCTTGATACTCGGAAAAAATATCGACATAGTTGGTTAGTGTGAAAGCACCAATTGCATAAAACCAGTTTTCTGCAAGATAGTAGTCTCCAGATTGCGCTGGGCTAGGGAACCCACTGGCGCCTAACTCATTTTTATCGGAAAAAACATCGTTTGGCGACCACGCATTAAAGAACGGGATTAGACCTTTTGTGCGCATGTAGGCGACAATTTCGTTCTGCTTTGCACGCGTAACACCGTAATCGTAACCGTACTCGTCCAAAAAAATGCCATAGACGCCCAACGCATCCCACTGATCAACGCGTGCTTGTATCTGAGCTGTACTAGCTGTCTGTACCCACGCCATCGCAATATAGCCAAATGCTTTTGTGCTCGATGGTATCGATGGCACAATAACAGCCGTCGCTGCATAGTCTCCATGCGCACTATCTTGGATGCCATCGCCTAAAATAACGACATCTGCCTTGGCTAGTTCTGCGATTTGCCCAACATACGGCGATGGGTCGTACACGTTATTAATGCCCGAAAGCCAGCCGTAATAGAACATCAGTTTTTTCGGCAAAACGGTTGCGCCGCCCGTTCCGCCGCCCGTGACGCCATAACCGCCAGTTGGTGCAATTTGATACGATTGCCCGTCCAAAAAAGCGCGTTGCACACCCGCAATCGCGGCAGGCGCCGATGGCATATACAACCCACCAGAAGAAGTAAACTTTGCTGATGGACTCAGCGCAATAACATCTTTTGTCTGTGTGGTTGCTTCGTTCATCATTAAGATAAACCTGCCCAGCGTTGCGCTGGTAAATACGTCCTGCCAATGCACGCCATAAACCGAAACCTGCCCAGTTAATGCAGGCGTCCATCCACAGGCTTTGCGTTCTGCGTTAAACGCGTAAAGGACAGAACCGTCTGCGTAGTCACCAGCGCAGTTTGCCTCGTAGATATTTTTGCACGAGTTGTCGTGCGTCGAAAATCCGATACGTGTGTTGCTACAATAAACGCGCTGCACGTAAATATCAGCCGATGCCGCGCCCGTTGCGGTGTACCATACGTAGCCAGTTTGGTTTGCTGACCCAAGCGATAACGGTGCAGCTTGTGTGCCAATATTGCGAATTTTGATTTTACTGTTTCCGCCAACGGCAACGTAAACAAGTCCAGCATAAGGCTGATTATTGGTAACGGGTAAGGTGATTGCATCGATTAAAATATCGGTGCAGCCGCTCGATAAATAAACAACGTAATTGCCGTTCGCTGTTCCTGTTGTACCCGTTACGTTATCGACATACGCGGTATTTTTCAGCTCGACACTACGGCATGCAGCAAGCGAAACCGCGCCCTGTACCAACAGACAATCGAGCATTTGCATATCAGCAACACGCGTCGTCAACATTGAATACGTCGTGGCATTGGCGCGAATCAATTCAGCACGCAGCACACAGCGATCGAACAGCACGTCTTCGCAGTCGGTCAAAATGGTCGTGTGTGCTCCGCTTGCCGCTTGGGTAATGCGTGAAAAAACGCAGCGTTCAAATATTGCACCAGCAAAGCACAGCTTCATACTGAGCGCCGCGTTGAGTGTCGCGTTTGAATAAGGATGCCCTACGCCGACGTTTTGCCACAGCATCGGCGTCGCAATTTCTGACACGCTAATCTGGCAAGCCGTGCTTGTATCTGTTAAGTTAAACGAGAACGCCTGCGCGGCTGATAGGTACCAATTGGCGTGACACTTATCAAGCGCGATCACACCACCGCCAGTTGTCGTTAAGTCGTAACGCGTGGCAAGCGTGGCGTTTGCTACTGCAATCGTGTTTCGCGCTGCAGCGGTACAATTGAACAGGCAGACGTTTGGGATAACCACGCGCAAACCAGACGCTGGCGTATAACCTACACCCGCAACCGCATTCACACTGCCCAGCGTCAGCAACCCGCCTTGTGTGATACCGCAAACCTTTCTGCGAGCCGCTTCGGTGCCAGCCGCTTGCGTCGCGGCTGATGTGTGGACGTTTGGTAGAAACTCAAACTCTCCAGAACCGACAGCGGTTTCAATAAACGCCCCGTGGTACTGCATCGTCGTCACGCCGTTGGTCGGCAGCTGCATGGATTGACCTTGCACGCCGCTTGTGACGCCGACATCGTACCACGCGCCCGTCACGCTAAAAGTGCCTAAGCGCGGAACGGTAATGGTGCCAGCGTCATCGCCTAAAATTTCTAGGTAGCCAACTTTAGATGCACCAGAACACGTTGCGCTCAGTCCAATAAGTGCGCCGCTGCTATACTCGACACCATTCCACGCGTTAACCTGAATAAAGCCAGTTGCTGGCATGGTAGCGCCCGCAATCAACGGCGCAGCGGTAATGGCGGAATAAACACACATCAATTCACCAGAAGCGACACCAACGGTAATAGCGGTTCCAAGCGCTGGAATCGTTCCGCTTCCGCCAGAAAACGGAATCATGCGAACTTTTGTGCCATCGATAACAATTTCGCCGCCAAGCGTTGCCGAAATAGTCATGCTGCCAAGCGATGTGGCAGCTGTTGCGCTTGCGTTGGATTGATTTTTACCAAAGCGGCTATGCTGATCGACAATCAGCTTTCCGCCATTGACGTTATAAATGTCTCCGCCAGCTTTGCCCGTTATCTCTCCGATGCGCTGGGTTGTTGTGACGGTAAACGTAGCCATTAAATCACCTCGACCGTAACCGCAACGACATTGCCGCTTGCGTCGTAATTAAGGGTTTTTCGAATATGAACGTTATCTTGCACAGTATCAATCTGGCTAATGTCGCCATTTGGCGCGTAGGTAAAGCTTTTGCTGTCGCCATTGGCGCTATCGATGCGCACAATGCGACCCGCTTCATAAACGAATGTTTTAGAAACTGGCAAAACGGGCAGATCGCCATAACCCCTGGTTAACTCGATGACCTCGGTGAGTGTTTCGGTTAAAAGTAGCGCGCTTTGTTCGTCAATAACCGCAACTGGCGCATCGTCTTGCATCAGCGACATGCCAGAAAGCGATGCGACAGACACCACATCGCTCATAATCTCGAGGGTATTATCAGTGTCGATGATGTCGATGATGTCGCTCATTAACACACCACCTTCAGTTTGCCTGTCAAAACTACTTTAGGCTCGCCACTTGGCTTGATGATGGTTAGGCGATGTTTGAATAAGGTGCCGACAATAATGCCAGCAGCAGTAAGTTGATTTAGCGTAGCAGTGGCAACAATGCCACCAATCGCATCTAGCGATGGCACCACGGTCAGCAACGGATCGGCGCAGCCAACCACACCGACTTCTAACAGTGCGCTATAGCCAGTCAAATCGACGGGTGTTCCGCTGCTGTCTTTATAAGTAAGCCGAATGATCAACCACTCGTTACTAAAAATGCTGATGTCGTAAACGCCTGCTGCCACGATAAACTCCTTGTTTGAGCTTATTATGATTGGGCGCTAAAGGTAAAACCTGTGCAGCTAACCAACCACCACCGCTTCAACCATGATTTCACCGTGGTATAGGCCACTATCGAGCAGGCTTAGTTCATCGCTGACCACGGTTATCGTGTGGCAACCATTTAATGCGTGTCCTTGCAGTGCTTTGTAAGCAGCATCAATCTGACCATGAACCGTGATTGGCAAAGGTGCCAATACCATAATGGATGCGGTCATGGTTCGCTTAATTTGCGGCGGCTTGCCATCGGTGGTGCTACCGTTATAAACCACCACACAAATGCCACTCGCCCCAATGGTTTTGAGCGCATTGGGGCTTTGAGCCAGCGCATGGGCTGGCATGGTCAAGACAGTGGCAAGGTAATCACTAATGGCTTTTTCGAAGGCTAATGGGATCATTTTTGTACATTCATCACGTAGTTAAGTTCTTGATTGAGCTTTTTGACTAAATCGCTGCTAATGCTGGGTTGTACCATCGTGATTGCTTGCTCCATAAAAGGCAGCAATACCATCTTGACCTCTTGAACGGGCAGACGTTCTTTGCCAACCCGCTCGAATACGGCAAGCTTGCTCTTTTCGCCAATTGGCATGACAAACGAACCAGCGTAACGCCGCTTGCCAGCTTTAACCCCAATCTTTGGACGATTAATAAGCTGACCTAAAAGCTCAAAGTTATTTTTAGCAAGGTAGCGAACAGGCAGCGCATTTGCGCCTGCAAAGATGGTGCTTTTATTACCACTTTTGCTGAAGTATTTTAAGATTCGTTTTTTGGCAGAACTGACAGGAATACCCGCCTGCTTTGCCACGATTCGGTTAATCGCAACCGCTGCTGTGTCGGTTGTTTTTCGCACCGCACGCTTTTCGGCTAAGGCGACTTTTTTGGCATAGCCATTTAAGGCACTGACTAAGGCTTGCGTCCCATCGACTGTTATTTTCATGCTTGCAACCTGCACAGCATATTAACCAATCCAGAACCCGTTTTGTTTGCCTCTGAGACACGGTAGGTTTTACCGTCGAGGACAACTGTGGCATCTGTGAAAGCATCTGGGGTGCCAGACACTTTGACAGAGACCATATTGGGGGATAAATGGTAACGCGCAACCTGACCAAACTGCTCAGATCGCACATTACGAATCACAACGGCTCGCACTGGCAAGCCGTTGATGGTTACCGTCTCGCCCAGCGTGTTCAGCAAGGCGGTGGCGGCTTGATTACTGATCGACGGGTGCATCGGTTGGTGCTTCCGTCGGTTGTTCGGCAATAGGTGCATCAGTCGTTGTTTCTGCTGTATCAGCAGCGACTACCCCCGCATTGCCCTTGTTTTTATTGCCCTTGGCAGGCGCTTTCGCGCCTACCTTTTGGCTACGAAACGATAGCATCCCCATGATTAGGCTACCTTGTGCTTCATGGCAACGATGCGCACGTTTTTCGGGTCGTACACGCGCGTCCAGTTAGCAGCCGTTTCTAAATCAGCAATGGTTGGGCGACCACTGGTTGCGTTACCACCGCTAATTTTTGCGCCTGTGTACTTCACGCCGCGTGGGTGCAACACCATCAAACGACGCATAATCATCACGTCGTAACCGCCCAACGTGTTTCGGTCGAACTCTAATGCCAACTCTGCGGGTGTGCCCTCGGCATAACCGATCGCGCCCATGCCGAATAAGTAAGTGGTGTATACACCGCCAACCACAGGCAAGGTATCATCGATAAAAACGCGCTTGCCTTGGTAGGTTGTGTAAGGTGCGCCCTCTGATGGTTTGATGGTATCAAGCAAGTCATCCTTGTAAAGTTTCGCGTAGGTATGCGTGTGCATCGCAACCGCGCTCAAAGAGCCAAACTGGTCGCCTAGCTTAAATTGCGCATCGGCAAAACTCATTTTGTCGATGACAGCAGCCGAACCAGCACCAGCCGAAATATCTAACAAATTACTTGCCATGGTTGCGCTTGCAAAGACACCGTTTAGGCTGCCAATAATACGCTTTTGCATATTACGTTCCCAAAACTTAGCCACACCGCCCGCAACGGCACCCGCAGGATCGTCGCCCGCCAACAAGCCAACCAAGTCGTTATGACCGAACGCCTTACCTAAGTATTGCGCGGCTGCAATATCCTGACCTGTGCTTAACTTGCCAACGGTCAAATCGCGCTGATCGCTGATTTCTTCGGCATCGCCTTCTAGGTCATTCCAAAACGGCATATGCACCGTTTCACCACCAGCACGCGTACCGACGGCAACGCGGTTGTCTTCTTGCACTAAGCCAGAGGTAAACAATGCAGAGTTTTGCATCGTTTCTTGCTTAACGTAAGGTAAAAATACT